ATGTGTCTATACACGAAGTTGCAACACACCGCACTGGGATGGGTATCGGGGTCAGGCGATCACAATCTTGGACGATTGGGCTCAGGATATGCAGCAACAGAAAACTGCTGACATTCTTGAACTCATAAGTCTAGTGACGGATAACGCCTATCCTTTACCAATGGCCGAGTTGTCAGAGAAGGGTACGTTGTTCACATCTCGCTACATCATTATATGCTCTAATATCACTTTCAATATGATTGAAGATGAGGTTAGGAGCGACAATGATTTAAGTGCGATGGGACGACCGATCCTTCGAGATGACTACGCTTGTCTACGAAGACTGCATCATCCGTACATCATTTCCGATGCACGTGGCGACGAAGTTCGATTTTCCTCCTTGCGAGGGTTGTTCGGGAGACCAAGACATCATCGTTTTGCCAACGCGAATCAGGAACTAGTACCAGAGGTAAGAGTTCTACGCCGACGCGACTTTGTAGTCGAGGTTTCACAAGTTCTGGTGAAAGACTGTGTGAGACGTGCCGACGGAGTTCTTCGAACCCTGCCGGAACTCGCATCAGATTATCCATGGGTGCAACAGATCTACAACGTCAAAGACATCGCATGTACCGAAGACGGGAAGACATTCCGCGTCGACTGTAAGCGACTTCTTGAGTTCGATCCAATTCCACCCCCAGAACTCCCGAGAGTGAAGGCGCACGCCGTTCCAAAAGCTCTAGGCGCGAGAATCATCACTAAGAGCGATGAGTACTTACACGTACTCAAACCGCTTCAGATGGCCTTATCAAAGGCAATTTCTTCGCTACCTGGCTTCGGGGCGACACGTGGCCAGCCACTTGAGGAGCTTGCAGATCAACTAGGTGACTTAAGAGATGACGAATTCTACCTATCGGGCGACTATGAAGCCGCTACTGATGGTATGAACATGGACTTCTCGAAGGCCATCCTTGAGGGGATCTTGTCAGAGATTGAACACGAGCCAACGTGCGCGTGGGCAAGGTATGAGCATGGCGATCACATCGTCCATTATCCGGCCGAATCGGGCTTAGCGCCTATTCGACAACGGGTCGGACAGTTGATGGGATCACTGCTCTCCTTTCCAATCCTGTGTATCGCTAATGATGTTATCACGGCGTACGCAGGTATCAATCGAAGACAGATCAACGGAGATGATTTGTTGGCAATCTGTACCGAGCAGCAATACTCAAAATGGAAGAGTACTGGTGCGTCTGTAGGAATGAAGCCGTCTGTTGGTAAGAACTTCTTATCGAGGAGATTTGCGACGTTTAATTCGCAACTCATCGTAGGAGGTCATCACGTTCCTTATACCAATCTCAAGTTAATAATGAGAGAGGCAAAAGAAAATGCCCGACAGATTCGCGCTAAAGACCGGAAAACGCAGGTCACTACGATTGTAGACTGCTTCACAAAGTCGCTCCAAGAGGGTGTATCCAAGACGACGCTTGTCAAGAATAATAAGACAATGCTTCTGAGAACACCACAGAGCCTCGATGTGTCTTACAAGCTCGGCGGGCTTGGTTACGAGACGACTAAGACGGAGCTGTCGTATGTAGACAAACTTTGTTACATGCGAAAGATGTTTCCGAATTTACGTCGTTCTCTGCCAAACCTGCAGGTGCCTGAAGGATACGTGTGGTTGACGTACCCAGTCAGGGGTCGTGACGAGGTGGAACTCTCTCCTTACTCTGTAGGTGCACAAGTCAATGAGCAGATCTTGAAAAAGATTGACTCGGACTGTGACACCCAATTACAGGTAGAAGGGGCCACTGATATCATAACTCATGATGATCTACGGAAGACTCACACGAGAGTAGTGCGATCACGTATTCTACGAGAGACTCTACAACAGCTGAAGTTATCGAAGATAGTTGAACTTTGCGATGGGTACACAGGTTACAGAACCGTGTGCATTCCACGAAGTCAGGAACAATCGATTTGGGTATCGAAGTTTCGTGACTATGTCGCCGATGTCAACATCGATATGATGGCTTAGTGTCGTAGGCGGAAAGCTGGATAACAGCTCCCGCACTGTCAGTCGGAAGACGGACTGCAACTTTCTCGTTTCATATTTCATA